ATTGATGCAAATGAATTAAAGCTCCTAAAACTAAGTGAAGCCATATATGCGTGTGGTGATTTACGCGAATATTCTAGTGATGAGCTCCTAGGATTCTACAAAGTTCTCAAGGCTATTTTAGAGGGTAAAGACCATGTGTATCGATGAGCAAATCAAAATGCTTGAAAGCGGTGACTATGTGCTTGTGCCAAAAGAACCAACACAAAGAATGCTAAACGCTGGGCATGTGGTAATGAATCCAATCAAAGGATCTGATGTGCATCCAGGCACTAATCAGAAGCGTCGTGAGTGCTACAAGGCAATGTTAAGGGCTTATCAGGAGTACGGTGACCAATGACCACATTCAAAGAGGCTCAAAACCACGCGAAGCAGATTAAGAATGCTAAGCGTGGAGGTTATACACCAACAATTGCAAAGGATGTGAATAAGCACATCAAGCAGAAGTTAATCAAGTTAGACAAGCGTCTTGACGAGAAGTTCGACCAATTGTGGGAGCGCTGGAAAATGGATGCTTGCCAATATTCACATGGATATGCAGAAGCAATTGAAGCTTTTCAGCACGAGATTCAGGAGCTTCTTAAATAATGCGTAGAGCAGCAAGAATTGATGCAAATCAAAACGAGATTGTCAAAGCTCTACGCCAAGTTGGGGCAAGTGTTCAGTCGCTTGCTTCAACTGGAAAAGGATGTCCAGATCTGCTTGTGGGGTTTAGAGGCACAAACTACTTAATGGAAATTAAAGATGGTCAGAAGTTCAAGTCAGATAGAAAGCTTACTCCTGATCAAATCGAATGGCATGAATCATGGCGCGGCAAAGTCTTTGTAGTTGAGAGCATAGACCAAGCAATAAGTTTAATAAGTAATAATTAGGGTGACGGTATGAATGCGGCAGTAGTAACACCAGTAATGGATTGGAATAAATATACAATTGATGGATGGCTAGAGCAGTTCGGCGCTTGGTGTGAAACTGTGCGCATGAAAGGAGGTGATTTACCAGATGGGTTGCATATCAATCAGATCTATTGGTTGATGCGTGAAGCTGGTAAGGAAGTGCCAAGAGGTAAGTCTTACATTCGTTGTGAGATTAATGACTTTGAGGCGGATCAAGTGCAGGCCTTATTGCGTAGTATATTCAAATCAGAATCAGTGGATTATCAAGCTAAGTATGCAGTGATGTGTTTGATTAAGCATAAGGTCGAAAATCGATCTTTAAGTGCGGTGGCTGGCATTACAAACCAGTCTAAAGCTCAGGTAAATATCATGGTTGGATGTGCAAGATTCTTTCTTCATGCACATGACAAAAGATTAAGAATATCATAAGTTTATTTATTATTATGGTATAATATTTAAGCAAGCCATACAGGTGCTACCAACACCTATATGGCTCTAATCAAATCGTTAAAAGGGCAACAAAATGACTGGAAGCAATTCTATTGTCATAGCGGAAGCTATGCAAACAAAAAAATCAAGAGTGTATCTTACTCAAGATAGTTTCATACAAAAGTGTGAAGAAATCCACAAGAATAAGTATGACTATTCTCTAGTAAAATATGTAAATAAAAAAGAAAAAGTATCAATTATCTGTCCAGTACATGGAGTATTTGAACAGCGCCCAGAAGTACATTTGAGAGGTATGGTTTGCCCTAAATGTTCAACTAAAGCAAAACTTACGAAAGAAGACTTTGTGAGAAAGAGTAAAGAAAAGCATGGTGATAGATATGATTACACTGAAACGGTATATATCAAGTCGACGTTAAAAGTAAAAATCAAGTGTTATAAGCATGGATTCTTTGAACAAAGGGCAAGTGCACACTTACTAGGACAAGGTTGCCCAAATTGTTTTTTAAGTTCACTTAGCAAAACCCAGTATCAAAAGCTTTGTAGCGAAAAATATAATGGGAAATCGAGCATCTATTTAGTTCGTTGCTATATAGAAAATGAGTCTTTTTTAAAAATTGGTATATGTGCGACGACTGTAGAACAACGATTCTCAACAATTTCCAAGATGCCATACAAATATGAGCTTCTAAAACAGATTGAAGGCAGAGCATCCAAAATATGGGATATTGAAAAGAAGATACATAAACTCCTATCAAAGTTTAAGTATTCACCTAAGATTGGTTTTGCTGGAATGGGTGAATGCTATAGAGACAATGATTTAGTTCAAGAAAAGTTCAATGAGTGGTTGACTCGTTTAAACGCGTGAGGTAAATTATGTGATAGAGTGGCAGAGTTATAAGCATATGTCACTTGTCATTCAAAAGCTCACTTAATCGTGGGCTTTTTTGTTTTCTGTGGTATAAGTTTATCTCCAATAAAAAGGGGATAAAAATGTCATTGAGAACATTAGAGATTGAGTTAAACCGCCTTTATGATGAGATTGTTGCAAGAGATGATTTCGTAAATCTAAGGGCTGAGCAAAAGAAAATAGAGAAATTATTTTTGTCTAATGCTGATAAGCATTTTGGGGTTTCGTATAGTATGTCTGGATATTTGTTTAGATATTCATATTATTCCCAAAATAATTTGTTTGCTGAAATAGATTTATGGGAATGCCCAAATTTTGAAGATAGAGAAGAATTTATAAAATGGTTTGTAGATCAAATTAGAATTGGACGACAAAATCTACAATTAACTGACTAAAATTAACCTCCTTCGGGAGGGTTTCTTTTATGCCCCGCTTCGGTGGGGCTTTTTATTGTCCGTAAAAAGACAATCTATCCTACTGGAGTGCCGACCAGTGGAACATGCCTTCGAGTAAAACTGCTTTATGCAGCCTAGACTAGGGAGTGGCGTCCCGACTTAAAGAGGATTGAAAGCAAGTAAAACAGACCGTGCATGTTAGGTGTGTGTGATTGTGAGTAGCGGTAGATCAGTTGCCGAGCTGATCGATATCGTAATCTAAGGCAAGGGTGTGGCAGTTTGCCGCTCCCTTTTTAATTTTTAGCAAAGTAAATGTAGCTAAATGGTGCCGTTATGGACGAAGAAGAACTGAAACAAATTGAAGAAGATTGTCAGCAGTTTAAGAACGTAATCAAAACGGTGTTTTATTTGGCTGTGATGTTATTTGCAGCTTATTTGGTTTGGTGTAATTGGTGATTGTATGGATATGATCGAAGCAAAGAAGAATCTAGCAATATACAAAGCCAATTTAAGCAAACTGCAATCTTACAATCATTTATTTAGTAGCTATTCATTCCGTGCTGACTGTGAGCGAGAAGAAAGATTATTAAAAGAGCGTATTGAGGTGTTGGAAAATGCGTTCGAAAAAGAGGCTAAACGAAATAAGAGCGCTACCCTGCGTTAGATGTGGTCAGAGTCCTAGTCAAGCCGCTCATTCAAATAGCTCGAAGCATGGTAAGGGGAAAGGAATTAAAGCCTCAGATGCCTTTACAGTGCCGTTATGCCACAAGTGCCATTTCCTATTCGACACATACCAATTAGGCACGAGACAAGAATCAGAAGCCATGTTTGAGCGGTGGTTGGAAAAGACTGAAAGGATGTTGAATTTAGACAATAACGAAATATTTTGAGGTGAGCATGAAAACAGCAGTGTTCACAATCAAAGATCATTCGGACATTGGTAAAACGATCAATTATCTGCATAACAACTACACTCAAGCTAATTTTGAGAATAAGCCGTTAGTTGTTACTATCACATGTAAGCAAGAAAGCCTTTCAGCAGCACAACGAAGATTATATTGGCTCTGGATGACTGAGTACGGCAAACAGCGCGGACTAGATAAAGAGGAAGCGTCTGCATTCTTTAAATATAAATACCTTTCGATTATTTATAACCGTGACAATGTTGGTGAGTATCCAGAAACATTCAAAGTAATGCGAGAGCTTAAAGAATCGGGTAGCACAGGCTACGAACCATTAAGACAGTTTGTATCAAATCGAATGAGCATCACAGAAGCCACAACAAAGCAGATGGCTGAATTCTTAACTGATATTGAGGTGTGGTGCTTGAAAGACGGTGTGAAGCTGACTTGTCCAGATGATTTGAAGTATTTGAGAGAACAGTAAGGGGTGCGTATGAAAAACAAAATAAAAGTAGAGTTTAAGCACTACGGTTGGTTTTTTGTTTGCCCCATGATTTATGGCCGTGATGAGTTTGGTTGTCCGTATCGGGTGGGCAGATATGGGTTTAACTGGTTGTTTATTTTGCTTGAACGTATTTACATTATATTCATAAATACTATTGGTATTTTCAATAGAAATTACACTCCAGCATATAGGCACATTGCTACCGGTGAACTAAAAAAACCTTTCTATAAATATATTGAGATTGAGGAATAATTCATGGCGAACCTAACGCCTAAACAGCAAAGGTTTGTCGAAGAATATCTGATAGACCTGAATGCAACCCAAGCAGCAATTCGAGCGGGTTATAGCGAAAAGACTGCTAATGAGATTGGTGCTGAAAACCTAGCAAAACCTAGTATCGCAAAAGCTATCCAAGACGCACTAAAAGAGCGTTCTGAGCGCGTCCAGATTGATGCTGATTATGTCTTAAAGCGCCTAGTCGAAATTGACCAGATGGATGTATTAGACATCATGGACGATGATGGCAATGTTAAGCCGTTGCGCGATTGGCCTAAGATTTGGCGTCAATACATATCAAACATCGAAACAATCAGTATGGATGATGGCGAAGGTTGGCTTAAAAAGATCAAGTGGCCTGATAAGGTTAAGAATCTTGAGTTATTGGGTAAGCACATCTCTGTAGGTGCATTTAAAGACAAGGTGGAGCATTCGGGCAAATTTGAGATTCAGTCTATTTCAGATCTGATGGATGAGCTAAGTAATAGTAATTAATGGTGTTCTAATGATCTTTACTATGTTATAATTTGTAGTATAAACAAAAGGTTGTTAATGCTATGAAGACTGGTGAAGTTTATAAAATCACATGTAATAAAAATAATCTTGTTTATGTTGGCAGCACCACAAGGGGTGTTAGGCAACGATGGCTTGAGCATCTTCATTATCTTCGACATGGAACTCATAAAAGTAAAGCTATGCAGACATGTTTTACTGATCATGGCGAAGATTCTTTTTCTTATGAAATACTAGAAAGCAATGTGGATGAAGCATCTCTTTTACTTAGGGAGCAATTCCATATCACTGAAAACAAATGCCGATTATTGAACTCAAAGCCTTTTGCAGAGTCTTATGAGTGTGCCTGGAGGGTTTCTGTGGAAACGGGGGCTGCACAAACAAGCGAGGTTAAGGCAAAGAGGGTTCAATCGATTAAGCAGTATTACTTGCTAAATGGAAGAAGATCATGGACAGAATTGCAAAGAGCGAGACATAGCATTCGACTTACGGGCCGTAAAATGCCACCTGTAAGCGAAGAAACAAAAAGAAAAATTAGTGAAGCAAACAAGGGTAAGCCATGCTCTCAAGAGGCAATAGCTAGTTCTGTGAAGACTAGAACAGCATTCATTGATGATGAGGTTGCCACTTGGGTAAAAATGAAAGATGAAGGCATGAGCTTCAGAGAAATAGAGCGAATCACAGGCCGCACAAGAAAGGTGGTGGCGAGGGAATATAAGAGGTTTAAAGATGTTGAAAGAGGAGCACAAGCAACGTCTTAGAGACCAACATTTCCGTTTAAATAATCTCTACTACATCACTGATAAGAACGGTAAGCAAGTTAAGTTCAAGATGACACTTGAACAGCTTGAATACTTCGAAAACGAATGGACACGTAACATCATCTTAAAGGCACGTCAGTTAGGTTTTACCACTGAGATGTGCATGATTCAGTTAGATGCTGCATTGTTCATGTCTGATAAGTGTGCATTGATTGCCCATACGCTACATGATGCTAAGCGCTTGTTCCGTGAAAAGGTTAAGTACGCTTATGATCGCTTACCGCATTTAATCAAAGCAGCTAATCCTTTAGAGATTCAAACTAAGGATGAGCTTGTATTTGTTAAAGGGGGTTCGATCACAGTATCAACCTCTTTCCGTGGTGGAACATTAGACCGATTACATGTGTCTGAGTTCGGTAAGATTTGTGCGAAGTTCCCAGATAAAGCACGTGAGATTGTTACTGGTGCATTTGAAGCGGTCAGTCTTAAAGGACGAATCACACTTGAGAGTACTGCTGAAGGTAAAAGCGGCTACTTCTATGAATTCTGCCAATTAGCGGAAAAGTTATTATTACTCAGCAAAAAATTAAGTCCTCTTGATTGGAAATTCTTTTTCTTCTCCTGGTGGAAGAATGCTGATTATGAAATTGAACCAACTGAAGAACTCCCACAGCGCCTAGTTCAATACTTTGAAGAACTGGAAGTTAAGCACAAGATTAAAACAACGCCAAAGCAAAGGGCTTGGTATCACTCAAAAGAGAAAACTCTTGGCGAGGATATGAAGCGGGAATATCCAAGTATTCCTAGTGAAGCTTTTGCTCAGTCTGTTGAAGGTGCTTACTACAAGAACCAATTTAAATTCTTGTATGCCAATAAACGCATTGGTGTATTGCCTTCTAATGATCATTTACCTGTTATGACCTTCTGGGACTTAGGTGTCTCAGACTCAATGGTGATCTGGTTTATCAGGAAGTTATCAGATACTTGCTACCAAGTTATCGATTACTACGAAAACTCAGGCGAAGGTATGCGGCACTATTTCAAAGTGCTTAAAGAAAAAGGCTACAAGTACAGCAAGCATTATGCTCCGCACGACATTAAAAACCGCTCTCTTATGAATGATGGTAAGTCTCGCCTAGACATTGCCAAAGAGGGTTATGTGCTTGATGACGGGGAGAAATACTCAGTCAACTTCGAAGTGGTGCCAAATATAACGGTGATGGATGGTATTGAGCAGGTTCGTGAGATTTTGCCTCTATGTGAATTTGATGAGTACAAATGTGCAGAAGGAATCACTCATCTTGAGAACTACCGAAAAGAGTGGAATGACAAGCTTGGATGTTGGAAAGACAACCCACTTCATGACATTCACTCACACGGTGCTGATGGCTTCCGTATGTTTGCTGTGGCTATGGGTAAAAAGGTTGTTGCAAAAACACTAGATATAGGAATGGTTTACTAATGCCAGTTAATACTGAACATCAAGCTTATGCAGACATGAAAAAGCGTTGGGAAACTATCGACGATGTCTGTGATGGTTCTGCCAAAGTAAAAAAACG